CGACCACGCGCGGCGGCACTTGGGCGGCGTAGACCTCACGCCGGGCGTACAACAATTCCCAGTCGACTTTTTCGGTCTGGTCTTCTTCCCAGGTCTCGCCCAGCGTGGTGTTGGTAAAGGTCTTGAGCTTGCCCCGATCCTTGCCGGCCTTGACGCGCTCGTCGGCGATCTTCACCCAGGTGGTGAAAGTCGAGTACACCGTCCAGATATGGAACGTGAGACGGCGTGGCGTGCGCATCGGCGTATCGTCCGCCTCAAACCACTCCATGCTGTCGCGCGTCCAGATGCCGGTTTTCTCGCAGATGTAACGGCCTGTCCGTGACGCCTCGATCATTTCGTGATGTTCAAACGTGCAGCCGTGACCGGACTCGCACAGATACCAGGCCTTGACGACCTCGCCGCGCTCATCCTTCAACCACTTGATGCCAAACGGCTCATCCGGGCCGCCCCACTTCAGCGTTTGCTCAGTGCGGCAATGCGGGCAGCGGATATGAAAGCGCATCAGGTAGGCCGACTCCTCGGCCGCCCGGGTGATCTGGCAAGTGCCCGCCAGCTTCGGGGTAGAGCCCCTGATCGACTTCGGATAGGTCGCGCCTTCCAGACGCTTATCGCCCAGGAAGGTCGGCGACCCCTCGCCGTCGATATCCTCATCAAAGTTCGACAGCTCGTCATAGCCGACTTCATCCGGGCTTTTTTCCCGGTAGTTACCACCGGCTGTACCGCCCAGCCACCACAGCACTTTGCGGTTTTCAAAGACCTTGGATTCTTGGGTGTTGTCGCCGTGTTTCTTTCCGCACCAGGGCGCCAATGCCTTGATCACCGGCACGTCGCGAATCATCGGGTCGACGTGCTTTTTCATGATGTCTTTGGCGTCGTCGTCGGTCGGACTCCACATGCAGACGCTGCGCTTTTTGTGCTCGATCTTGTAGGCGATGTTCGCCACCAACATCTTGGTGTAGCCAACCCGCGCCGACTTGAGCAGGTTCAGCTCTTCGACCAGGTCGTTGCCCATAGCATTCAGCAATGCCACCTGAAAAGCTTCTGTCGTCCATTTGCCCTCCCCGTAGGAGGATTCCGACGACATGTAGAAATATTCGTCTGCCCACTCGACCGCCGTCATGGGGGCATCTTTGTGCAGGCTCTTTAGCCCGCGCCGGACAGCGTCAACTAGCGACCTCATCCAAGGTGGCGATGTACTCATCCAAAAGCTCCGGCACACGATCAGCCAACCCGGTCGCGGCGTTACGCGTAACGGCAATTTCGTTCTCGAGCGCATCAAGGTGACGCACGGCGATATCGGGGTGCTTGCGCTTCACGCTCTTGGGGATGGTGTTAAGGGTTGAGGCCAACTGGGCCGACAAACTGGAGAGCGCAAAAATCATGAAACCTACCGGCACCAGCTCCTTGTCGCCGACCTTGTTTTTGCGCGCCTGGGCGTCGGCCTGCTCTTTGGTCAGCCGCAGTCGCTCGCAATCGATCTTGTAAGCAATGTGCGGGTCGCGCTCTTCACCGTCAGGTTGTTGCTTGCCGGTCTGATGCTGCAGGCGGTTATCCACCACCGATCGGGCGTCGTAAAACGACTCTCGGCCGATCTTGGCGACGGGCTGGACGCCCCATTTGTCAAAGGCTTGCACCGATATGCCGAGGCTGTCGGCCATGTTTTTCTTGTTCAGCCAGAACGGCTGTCGCGTGATCGTCGTGATCTTCGAAGACATAACAACAACCAACCTCTGAAAAAAGGTCATACATAGCGATGAAGCGGGGCCCGAATTACCCCCTAGACCCGGTAGGCCCGGGAGGACCCATAAGCCGGGGGGTGGGGGGTGGGTCCGGGCTGGCCCGAGCCGCCTACCTGGCCGGATGGCTAGGGGGTGCCGGGGTGCCCGCGCCTTGCGCGGCCTCACTTCGCTGTCAGGATCGAATCACGCAACGCGTTTGCCAGTTCGGACTGGCCATGCGCCTTTCCGATGTTCTCGCCGATCTTGTAGAACGGGAAAATGACGCGGTATTGCGGGGTACCATCGGTGTAGAGAAACACCGGTTTGACCTGCTTGCGCGCCTTGCGCTCCCACACGCCCGACTCATCGCCGATCGTGCCGGTGAAATAGCGCTGAGCATTGCCCTTGCGCTGGCTGCGCTTGCTGTTCGTGGCATTGGCTTGGTGGCCGCGCCCGGACTCGGCCGCACCCAGACCCGACAAGATGCGTGTCATGGTGCCGCGTGCGACGTTGCCGTATTGGTTCAGGTAGTCGCCGCTCGGCACGGCGTATTGGCCTGACTTCATCAGCCCTTGAGCAATCAACGACTTCTCAAAGCGCTTATGCGGTCGCGCCCCGCCTTGCACTGCCTGCTGCAGGTAGGCATCAGCGGGAATGCCAGTGGTCCACGAATCCTTAAACCAGACCTTTGCAGGGCGGGTCTTAGTGGCTGCCTGAGTAAACAGGCTGCGCATGGTCGTCGGTGTCGGCCGGTCCAGGCGCTGGCCCATGACCTTGAGAATCCCGGGCTTGATCCGATCCCTGGCCAGACGCGTTTGCGCGAGCACCAGGGCAAAGGGGATCTGCTTTCGCTGAATGTCCGAGATTTCACGGGCCAGGGCCACGCTATCGATATCCAGTTTCAGGTCGAGCATATACCTACTCTCCGCCCGTCTTTTGCCCTGGCGATGGTTCGCTAACTCCTGCCCTCTTTGCCAAGAACTGCGTGTACAAACCACCAGCAACATCAGCACCGATGACCGCGATGACAATACCTAAACCTGCAGCCAGATAGAGATTGCTCCACAGAGCCGTAGCGAGCAGTAGCGTGGCCATACCCAATAGGCCAGACGCTAGAAAACGCAGTGCTACGCGCTGCAGGATCTGCCGAAGCCCAAGGTCGGAACCTGATGCCCTCAGCATCTCCCCGGACAAACCGGCCATGCTCAACAACACCAACAGCCAAAGGGGCACGTCAGCAAGAGCCTGATGCTCAGTGTTCATCTGTTGTCCTCGAATAGGTCCGGCCTCCATGTCACTGTCATCTGCTTGAAGCAAAGAGCCAGGCATGGGGCCGAAAACGAAAAAGCCCTGCTCAATGGCAGGGCTTGTAAGTAGGAACAAAAAACCCGGCTCCATGGCCGGGTTCTTGAAGGGCGTCACGCTGCGTTCACAGCAATACACGCTGCTATGAAAACAGAGTTATTCCGTGCGGAAAACCTTTTTTTGCTCTACCTGACACACTGGTTGATCCAATCTCTGTTCATATTATTTTTTCGCAAATGCTGGAACTGTTTTAGCAAGCTCATCGCGCATCTCGCTTAGAACATCAATCAAGGGAACGCTTCTACCAACACGACGAGCCAAGTCTTGAATATGCATTTCGAACGTAAATTTCTGAGTTCCTGGATGAGCATCTGCTAATTTCGCCCTTTCTAAAAACTCCACAAGCCCAGTCTTCCCTTCACCAACCATTTCCATTAATTCTTCAAACTCATGAATCGTTAGAAAGTACATATTTTCAATAGGAATATGGTGCTCTACGGCATAGTTTTTACGAATATTATTTAACTCAACCTCACCAACCACACCGGCAAGGGTGAGTCCATTACCTATATAAAGCTCCTTATATGTAACAACCAAAAGATAATTTGATGAGCGGTGACAAATTACAGGATTTTTGCCACATACAGAAGGCAACCTAGAAACAACTTCATGTCCCTGCACAAAGGCCTTCAGCAGAGATGTCTTGGTAGCTCGACGAATGTCTCCCTTTCTAACCGCAGCCATCCCACTTTGGGCCATTTCTACGCCCTTGGCATCGATCAACACATTAGACTCGCCGTCTGCAACTAGAAAATCTACAACACCACCTACTCCTGGAAGTTGATCAATCAGTTCTTTCTCTAGGGCTATCGGCAATTTTGATTTGCCCAGCCACTTCCCAACATAAGCCTCAAACGATTTACCGAATGGCGCATTAAATGCGTTAACATCTTCTCGCTTGAGATAATCGTAGATGAAATGCCCTAATGAGCGATTTAGAACATGCGGCGAAACACACCAATACTGACCGCCTACTTTTACAAGGGGAAATCTTAAAAAAGGTGTTTGTTGTAAAAACTCAGTCGGGCCTCTCTCATCAAACTCTGACGACAAAGCTTTTGGTAATTCATTAACATTTATTGAGACCGCTCGTAGATAAGCATCGACTTCCATCGGAGTAAATGGTGGACAGAGCGCAAAAAGATACTCTCTACTGAGCACCATTCCATGCTTCTCAACACTCGCAAGCAGGGCGAACGAAAGCCTAAGAAAGGCCTCAACAGAAAGCCCTACACCGTTAAGAAACCTTGTTTTAAAATAGTGATTTATCGGAACCTTCGCAAAAATGATTTCTTGACGAGCAATATCAACAAGCTTTCCTTCTGCTTGATAAAAAAACTGTTGATATGCTAGAGCTCTAAAAAACAATCTTAGATCCTCATAGTCATTAGGCATTTTATCGCTATTAGTTAAATCCAATACTTTTTGTAGCAGCCCTACCAATTGCGCTTGATTGATAGGCGGCCGAGAAATCGAAGTATCTG